GCGCATGTCCGGCGTTGCGTTTTCCAAAGTCTTTGACCACGGACAATTGAACACGAAATCAACGTCAGACTGCACTTGCGACACACGCCAGAACTCCCGACCGCCACGACTCCGCACTGACGCCCACGCCGTGCAATACGTGCTCCAATTGGAGTCCGTGTTGCCGTTGATGTGTCCAGCCGCGTCCGCAGTCCCGGCCAATCGCTGAACCGTAATGCGGGTGGTGTAGTGCCTGTGGCTGGTTTTGGAATCGCACTTCATTGGATCACCGAATGGTAGGCCGTCCACTGCAACGAACTGATCAGCCGTCGATACGTCTCCGTGTTGCCCTCGCAGCCGTCCCACATTGCCCGGCAGTATTCTACGATTGCCAACTTTGCCGCACGCGGTACGCTCGCCGCTGTGCTGCCGTAGCCTGCCACCATTGTCACCTCAACCTTATTCGGTCGATACAGACTCGTGTTCGGCCACTGCTTCGCCTCTTTCAACCGAATCTCTGGTGGTGTGCTGGTCAGGTTTGCATAGTAATCCGATGCGCTGAACGTCTGCAAAACGTCGTCGCGGTCGTAGTATTTCAGGTGCGTGATGGACTGGATCGGTGCCAGCCGAATCTGCACCGGCCCCAGCAGGCTGCTGAAGTCTTCCTGGTACATGACTACGGTTTGCGTGATCAGTTTGCGGTACGTGTCCGCCTCAACCTGCAGGCGTGCCGCCTTCAGCATGTCGTTGATTTCGTCGTCGAAATCGCAGCCCGAAATCCGCAGCCGTGTTTTCAGTTCTTCCAGCGTGATCGGCTCGATTGACGGCCCGCTGGTTGTGGTGAATGTTGGGCTGGCTGGCTGCATTTTTCCGGCTCCTGTCGCTTGCACTCAATTCCGAATCCCTGCCTCACCAACTCCAACTCAATGCCACGCCCCGGTGCGACGATTGCCCCAACCGGAAACGATCTCCACTGCTTCAATAACGTGATCATTGCAACCCGTTCTCCTTCCGCCATTCGTGGACATACTGGTGTTTCGGCTGCATGTTTTGGTCGTACACAACGCACATTTCTTCAAGGTGTCCGATGCTGCAACTGGGTGCAACGTAGATTGTGTTTCCCGCTTCGCGCCACACATGCCAGAAATAGATGTCATCGTCTAGCCTGTCGTCGTCCCAATCGCCGGTTTTGCCTGGTATGCTCCGAAACCACGGCTTCGGCAACGTCTTGAATTTCTCCACCCTGAACAACGTCAACCCGAAATGTGCTGTTGTCACTTTCAGCGGTCTGCCGTCAATCCTGATTTCGTCGCCTGTCTGGTGATTGCCTGTTGTCAGCAGCGGAAACAACGCCCCGCGTCGGCATTGCAACGCGGCCAGTGCGTCCGCCTCTGGCGTTTGCGCGAATACGTCCATGATGTGCCGCACGTGCTCGGCAGTAAACAGGCTGTCACTGTCAATGCTCAAGATCCAATCAACCCCGCGGTCAATCGCATCTTGAAACATTCTCTGCATACACTGGCCCCAGAAAACACCCTGCGAACAGTGCAAGTTGATTCCCAGCGGCTTCAGTGCTCCGTCAATGATGTTTCTCGCCGCCACAGCCTCATATCGGGGATGCGTGCAATACGCTGCGACTTTGACGGTCGCCGTTCTCCTGACTGGTGCTGTTTGCGGCTTTGTTCCGACTCTGTTCAGGCTGACCGGATGGCTGCTACAGTCGCCTGCAGTCCCCTGCCATTCGCTCACCTGCTCAAATCCAACGTCCTCCAGCAGTGCCTCCAGTCGCTCCGCATCGTACGCGCTGCGGTGGATGTCGTGCTCATCCGTCTGCCCGCCCATGACGTAGAACAGCCGCTTCCCATCAGTCGCCGCCAGTGCCTTGTCAATGTCAGGCACTGCAACCCAAAGCCTGCCGCCCGGCTTCAGTGCCCGGAACCAGTCCCGCAATGCCGCCGTCGCATCCCTGAACGATAGGTGCTCCAGAACGTGCGATGCTCTGATTTCGTCCACCGTGCCGTCAGCATGCGCCAACGGGAAACACGGCTGTCCTGTCTTGATGTCGTAGTTTTCCCAGCCGTCCAGCGGACAATTGCCCGCACCCAAATTCAACCGCATAACCACCCCTCAGAAAGTTGGGATGTGCGGGCAGTCCCACAACTGCCCGCAACCCCGTTACAGAATCAGACGAACACAGCCGTGTCGGCAACGCTGGTCGTGCCGTTCGGTGCGTTCTCCAGCTTGGACAGCGTGCCCACTGCACTGACCACGATGTGATCATTGGTTGCCGTTGGCGTGCTGACTGCAATTCGCAAATAACGCTTCCGGCCCCGCAGATCCACGCCGTAGTGAATTTCACGCGCGGCGGTCAGGTCGATTGCGGCCTGTGTGTCCAGCGTCGCAAAGTTTGACACCACGGTGTCGTCGGACTCGCTGAGAACCAGCGTCGGCCCCACGGCATTGGTGTTGACCTCGGAACTGCAGGCAACCCGAATCGTTGCGTAGGCTGCGCCCTTGGTGTCGAGATTTGCCGTTGCGGTTGCGTTGTTGGTCAACGCTCGCGGGGCAATCAGAATGCTGTCATTGACCAAACGTTCCTGAATCATATTGGAAGGCTCCTCGGAGCAAAGTGTTTCGAGAGAACACCCGACACACTGCCGGGTGTTGTGTCATCAGCTTCCAGTAGTTTCGAGACCGACAATCGGCCCGGCTGCGCTGTTGGTGCCGTAGTCATGCACAACCACGTCGAACCGCTCGGTACCACGCACGCCAATCTGATCGCGTTCCCACATGGACTGACCGCCCACGGTGGCTTCGGTGCTGAATGCAATCGACTCCTGACCGCGTGCGCCAAACATCGCAGCCTGCCCGAAGGACCCGAACAGCACAGGAATCTGACTGTTGGCTTCGGTGCTCGGAAAAATCTGTGACGTGTACACCGGATAGCCCAGGAAGGTGTTGCGACGGATGCCGTTGACAATCTCCGACGCCAACACGCCACCGGCTGCATACGCCAGCTTCTGCATGACGGTGTGTTCGAATGTCTTGTGGCACACCCAGCCTGCACCGGGCACGTCTGCGTAATTCGGCAGTGCTCCGACCATCTTATTGAAGTCGGCCAGCGTCAGTTCTGACCACAGATTGCCACTGCCGAGAATCAGCCCTGGTGCAGTGCCTGCGGTCAGTTCATCCATCCGAGTGCGTGCACCTGTAATGCCGCCGTAGGTGCTGGTGCCGGTGCCATTGAATGCGCAGTCGTCCTCTTTGTAGGCGAATGCGTAGGCGATTTCACCAATCAACCGATCGGCCAGCCCCAGAACGTTGTCCGCATTCAATTCATTGCTCATGCGTGCAATCACGGCCAGCTTCTTCGCCACCAGCGTGACGTTGTCAAACGTCATGTTCGATTCGGTGATGGCAGCGTTTTCGGCTGTGAAATAGGCCGTCAATCCGCTCAACTGTCGCGGTTCGGTTTTCACGTCGCTGGACATATTGACCACGTTGAACAACTGCCGGGCAACACCGTAGCGTTCACGCAACAGGATCAGGTCAGTTCCGAATTCCTCGGGAACCAGAACATGCGCCCCGGTGGTGTCTGCGCCGCCTTCACCGTGCGCGACATTCAGCAGCCCGTTGTCACGGCAGAACGTCACCGCGGCATTGTTGCGGTACGGTACGCTGCCGGTTTCGCTGATCGTGGCCAGTGCCCACATGCCGAATCGGTAGGCGCGGACTTCTGCCGGGATTTCGTCGTTGCTGTCCTGCCGGAAGTTCTTCAACGGTACGCGGCGAACGTTGCGCGGCAGACTGAACTGGCGTGCAACGTCGTGTCCTGCATGGACACCGAAGGCCAAACCGCCAACGTTGGCGATGGCTCGGGCTGTCGGATTGTCGGGCACGGATCGCATCGCGGACAACTTTGTTCGCATGTCCTGCACCGCGGCCTGTGCTCGCACGGCTGCGTCAATGTCGGACTGCAGGGATTCAGCCGCGGCCAGCAGCTCCCCGGCCTGCGTCTGTGCCTCTGCGGTCATGGTGTCGCCTTCGGCTGGCAACAGCTTCTCAGCAGCTTCAATCTTTGCGGCCCGTTCGGCCTGCAGTTGCGGAATGGATTTGCTCATGGTTGACTCCTGTGTTTTGCCAGTGTCGACGCAAAAGGCGTCAACCGCTGGCGGATTCGGGAAACGAATACGCGAACGATTGACGCCTGCAATTTTGCCCACTCAATCAGCGGTCAGGAGTGCCACGTTTTCGGGCTGCTGTCCTGACAACGGGAATTCTTACCGAGTTTTCCGCCCGTTGTCAAACACTTTTTGCCCTCAAGAGTCTCGCGCGTGCTGCTAACTCCCCGGATCTGTCGTTTCGGGCTGTTGATTTCGCGGACTTTTTGCCCACGGGGAGGACTTCATCGACGAACCCAAACGCCAATGCCTCCGCGGCAGTGTAGCGTGTCCCGTCGCCGTTCGCTCCCAGCAGTGCAGACGCCAACACGTCCTCAGATTTGCCGGTCTTTGCGGCATACGTGGCAACAGCAGCCGCGTTGAACGCTTGCAACCACTCAATCGTTTCCTGCAGGTCTGCAATGTGCCCCACGGCCCCTGCAATGCCCTCGTGGATGTGATAAACGGCGTTTGCCTGCATCTGCACCCGATCCGCTCCCAACACCGCCAGCGATGCCGCAGACGCTGCCACGGACTCAATTACGCCGACCGTCGGCCCGGAGTGGTCCGCCAATGCGTTGTAAATCGCCAGTCCGTCAAACGCCAAACCGCCAAACGAATTCACGCGCATCGTC